TATTCGTAATCTTACCAGCAGTACCATCATAGTGTCCTGTACCAGCAAGTTGAATCGCCACAGTATCCGATGAAGCGCCTTTAAATTGTATCTGTACATGACCTGTATTGTCATCAGCAGTACCTTGTACTAAAGACCACCATATTCTAGTGATATCTAATTTTGCACCATTAGCATGTCCTGATAAACCACTTGCGTCTAATATATTAGAGTTAGCAGTAGTGTTGTCATCCATGTTTACTAGAATAGTAACTTTACCACCTGAGGCACCACCAGAAGCTTCTACTACGGTATCTCTTAATGTTCTTGTTGCAATTGCCATTTTTTATTTCCTTACTTTATTATTTCAGTATCAATATATCTTTCTATACTAGATACATCAATACTATGTTTTTTAGCCACTTGACTAATAATACCTTCAACTTTTCCTATAAGAGGGTCAGAGGTCTTATCAATCATTCTATAAACATCATCTACAGCAGCCTTCATTTTCGGAGATAAATTATTATACTCCTTACCTTTTTCAGGACCACTATACCTTCGTTCAGATAATTGTTTTTTAAACTTCTGAAACGACAGGCTGTTCATTTGGTTCCTCGTCATTGTCTATTTCAACAGGTTCTTGAACAGGTTCCTGGTCAACAGGTTCTGTTTCTGGAACCGACCCACTCAATACAGTATTATTTTCTAAATCCTCTGTTTCGTGAGCTGCGTTCAACCAATCATTTGCAACAGTCATTCTCTTATCATCTAAAGCAGTACCTATCTTATCAGATAAAGCACTCTTAAATGCGTCTTGAGCCGCGATATTATCGCCGTCTGCAAGTGAATCAACCATTGTCTTTACATTGTCATTCGCCATAATTAATTATCTCCTATATTATCTATATTTATATCAGTATCATCATCATCTTCCATTTGTGCGCCTTCTGGATTTGCAATAATACCTTGTTTAATTTCACTACGAATCTGATTATCAATATCAATGATATCTTCATCGCTTTGTCTCAATACATTCTTTCTGATATATTCGACAGAATAGTATTTACCAATATACGGACTAACTTCATTTGCAAGATTTATTCTTTCTCTTAGTAATTCTGCATTTTTTAATTCTGCAAAATATCCATCTTTTAAATAGTCGTACTGTATATGTTCTTTTAGATTACTCCAATCTTCAATCGTAATGATACCTTTTAAAACTAATTGTGATTTAAGTATATCATGAAATAATTGTGTAAATCTTTTTCTTAATCTTGCAACAAACTTTGTAAATTTAAGTTCGTCTCTTGTAATTTCTGCAGCTCTTCCTAGATTAAAACCATTTTCTGATTCCATTCTAGAAATAGGTACATTCAAAGATTTATATAATTTCTTTTGAAAGTATTGAACATCTGTAATTTCGCCAAGATTTTGTCCACCTTGTAGTGTAGTAACTTCAGTACCTTTTGCACCTTCTCTACGAGGTAACCAAAAATCTTCAAGCATTGACATATGTTTTCTGTCATCTCTAATCTCACCAGTAGAAGCGTCATAGACAAGTTTATTTCTATATCTTGCCATCACATCTCTCAGATATGATTCTGCTTTTACTTTTGGTAGATTACCCACATCAACATAAAATATTCTTCTTTCAGGTGCTCTTACTATTCTGTAAATAACAACAGCATCCTCAATCATTCTTAATTGATTAACGGGTTTAATCGCTTTGTGTAAATGACCCATAACCATATTCTTAGTTTGGTCTATTACACCAGATGTAACAAAAGATATTGAGTCAGAGGAAATTTTAAGACCAGCATTTGAATTTGCTGATGATATTCCTTTTTCATTATATACAAACCATTCTGCTGTTTGTTCTATAATCTCTATACCTTTAGCACCTTTAGTATCTCTCTTTTTTGTAATCTCACGAACTTTTTTAATTTTTCGTGGATCAATATATCTTAATTCTGTTAAGCCTTTTCTTGGACTATTTGGGTCTATGACCTTATGAAAATAGATACGACCATCAATATAAAATCTTTTGAATATGTCGTGTCCTTTTTCGTCAAAGTTTAAAAGCTTTAATACCTCGTCAAACTCACTTCGAATTTTGCCTTTAATATTCTCTGAAACTGCCAGTTTATCTAGCGATATTGATACAGACTGGTCTCTATCGTCTGAAACAATAACCTCATTGATGATATCTTCAATTGCCATATCACACTCTGGGTGTTGGGCAACCTCTCTATATCTTTTAATTAAATCGACATCATTCTTGGCAGTAACTTCCATATCCAAGTATTGGCCAAAGTAACCGCCAGCAGATATAGTAGTTGTACCGTCATCAGGAGAAGGCACCGTGAAGGCTTGTTTTGCTTCAGCGGGCTTCTCCTTATCGTCAGTTTGTCTCGTTATTTGGAAGCCAAGTAATTGTACCATATTATAATTTTCCTTTTAACTTATAGTTATTATGTAGTAGTATCTGTTTCAAAATACTGATATGTAAACGAACAACCGAACTCCTCGATAGCATTATTCGTGCCATAGTTAAGTGCGATATCATCTAGAGCAGTTGGGAATGCACCTCTTAATGTATAAGATTTAAGAGTACTTCCGTTTCTATCTAAATGGTCAATGAATATATCAACTTGATAATCAGCAGGATTTGTTAATCCTTCGTTATCAGTCATGTTATTCATTCCGTTCATCCATCTTTCCAGACCTCTGTATATTTTAAAGTCTGTATCGTTTAATACAGTAATAGACCATGGATTAAATGTTCTATCACCGACTAGGTTCAGTATTCTTCCTCTGAAATTCACAGGAACAGTACCAAGATTTTGCCCAGGTATTGATGTAGCATTACATAAGAATGCTAAATCAGCTGTTTCTCCGCCAACTGCTGAGTAACCAGGAAAAGGTAAAGTTACCTTAAACTGATTGGCTCTTGCACCACCGCCTTTTAGTCGGGCCTTAAAGTCATTTATATTTGCCATTGTTTATCCCTCCTATGCGCCTGCTACTTCAGAAAAGGCAACGCCTGTTCTTGTAGCAATAAAGTTAAGTTGAATGAAGTTAATAGAACGAGCAGGTTTAACAAAAATGTCAGCCCTAAATTCGTTTCTATCAATTACATCGCCTGTGTTATTTGAATCATCACACACTACTGAAAAGTCTGTGATACCTCTTCTACCTTGTACATCTCTCAAAAACGGTTCTACGAGATTTCTAAATTGAGCCCTTGTAAATTCGTCATTAAATTCAAAAAGTTGAAATTTAGCAGCAGTAGAAACAGCCTTTTCTAGAGTAATGAATAATCTTCTTACATTAATTCTATCGAAAGCACTTGGTTTAGATTGAGCAGTTTTATCACCAAATAGTATAGTTCCCTGACCTGGGAATGCTACTACTGGATTAATTCTTGCCTTGTACAATTCATCTCTTTGTGTTTGATTTGGATTGAAAGCAAGTTTAACTGCACCTCTAATCTGACCTCTGTTAAATCCAGCAGGTGAGAAGAAAGGATCAGCGATACTATCTGTTCTTGCACAAAGTCCAGCGATATCGCCGTTTAATGGTACAAATCTAAAGACATCATTATATCTGTCGTACATATATTTGTAACCACTATCAATAACAGCATAACTTGTTGATGGTAAACCATCAGCAAATCCTACTACATTTTGAGTTTGTGTAATTGCGTTTGCAATACCAACAACATCTGCTCTCGCAGGTGAAATAAATGCCACACAATCTTTTCTTGCAGTTGCGATATCCATAACAGCAGTTGCTTTTGTGTCGCCAGTAGCGTCAGCACCTGTTTGTGAAGGACCACATAACAATAAAGATAGGTCAACATTTTCTACATCATTGAATTTTTCATATGCAGTTGCAATCTCAGCATTAGTAGCAGCGTAATCATCTGTACCACTAGCAAGTGAAGTATTAGATACTACAAATGCATCCCCAACTGTATTATCAAAAGTTGTGCCTTTTTTAGCAAGACCGTCTGATAAAGTAGCGATGTGGTCTATCCAGTAGATAAATCCACTAGTTCTATAAATTACATCTGGATAATAGTTAGAATTACCTGAAGCGTCTTTAGCATCTGAAGCCTGTGAAACACCAGCAAAAGTTTCTAGGATTTCTCCTGCATTTCCTGTGATTCCACCATCTTCGTCAATCACGGCAATATGTATTTCATCTAGTGAACCGCCAGCAGCAACAACATCATCTGTTGAAGTTGGTGGACCGTCAAAGTTGAAATAGAATTCCCAATGTCTTAGGACTTTAGCATTATCAACAACAGCGTGTCTTAATCCGCCTGTTTCTGTTTTACCAGTTGCAGGATTAAATCTTGCGATTGTTATAAGATTAGTTGATATTGCAGTTATTTTATAAAAGAATCCTGAAGGTGCACCGTCAGTTGAAGGCACATTACTTGCGTCTCCAAATTCTAGTATGTCACCAACTTGCATTAAACTACCATCATCAACAGATATTGTTGTATCTCCGATAGCAGCAGAAGCGTCAGCAACTAAATTACCACTCATTGAGTGTGGTCCAAAAGCAGTTGAGTTAGAACATAGTGAAACTTTTAAACTGTTTCCTAATGTTCCTGCCTCTCTTGCAGCCCAAGTTCCTATACTTGTATTTTGACCAGCACCTGTTTCAGAGTAATAAGTGTTCAGGTATTCAGTTGTATTTTTAATTAAGACAGCACTACCAGTTGACACAGCATTTAATAATCCTGTGATTGGTCTTACTACCTTCAGATTGTTTCCGTAACCTAAAAAGTTAGCAGCAGTAAAAAATTCCTCAAAGTTAGATGAATTTGGTTTTCCAAATACATTAACCAACTCTGATTCAGATGAAATTGTAGTAACCTCATCAATTGGTCCTTTTTCTGCTGTTATTACTATACCACCCGCTGATGTTGAGACAGCAGGAATGACATTAGTAAGATCCTTTTCAGTAACGAGAACACCTGGTGATACTTGAAAAGCCATATTTTAGTTCTCCTTAATATTAAGTTTATTAGTTATAACCCTTTGTAGATATTTATATGATTCCAAAACTACACTATTCCCCTTTGCGATATGATACGGGTTGCCAAACTTCTCCTGCGTCAACAAAATACCCATCATTTCCCTCTGGATCGTTTAATCCATCATCTATGAAACCAAATGGCGCCATATCTGCTTCAATAGCATTCTGTTGTTCAGTAAACATTTGACCTCTCACATCTACATTTGTTAATTCTTTAAAATATCGTTGATTTGCCAACCACGAAAATATCACTAAACACATTACAAGGTCATCTGTGGCACCACTTTCTGCCTCAAAAGATTTTCCTTTAGATATAAAAGTTGATAATTCAGATATAATATCAAAGTCGTTAATAATTAGTTTATCTCCTTCGATTAAACTTTTTAGATTAGAAGTTCCAATTTTTTTAGTACCCTTAGTCATTCGTAATCCTAGTTGATTACCACGACCACTAAAACCTCCACCTAATACTTGACCAGAACGACCTCTTTGTGTAACCATCATCATATTATCATACTCTAATTCAAACTGTAAGTTGTCTGCCACTTGTTGTCCTAAGTCGTTTATCTCTATAAGAATATATGCTTTGTTATATACTTTAGCAACTCTCTCTATGATACTCGGAAAAACAAGAGGTTTAATTTCATTGTCTCTATACTTTGCAACTACTTTGTATGGTACACTTGTACAATCTATAATACAAAAGGCTGAATAATCACTTGTCAAGCCTCTAGACACATCAACTGTAGCAGTATAGATATGATTTTTCTTTGGCATTTCGTAAACATCTAAACCACCACTTCGTTTAGGTTCAATAACAGGCATAAGTTTTATTTTACTTGCATTGATAAGTGTATCAACACTACCTAGAAACTCACATTCAAATTCTGTTGCAAATTGTGATTCACTTGTATTCTTAATTGTTTCTTCTTTCCATTTTTCATCACGACCTGGTACTTCACTCCAATGTACTTCGACAGGAACAAAATTATTATTTTTATTTGTTGCGTCTATCCACATCTTATAAAACATATTCATTCCATGAGGTGTAGATACTATCATCACCTTTGATGATTTACCAGATGATATTGTAGGATAAACTGAACTAAAAAATTCTTCGGCAATATTATTAGGTACATAAGCGAACTCATCTAAGAATATTATGTTAAAGGTACTTCCTCGAACAGCACTAGAAGAAGTACTTGCCGCTACAATTCTACTTCCGTTTTCTAATTCGAGTGAGCCTTTATTCCAGTTGAGAACGCCTTGTTGCATCCATTTAGGTAGATGTTCGTAAGCCAATTGCAAACGACCTAATAAATCTCTTGCCGTAGAAGATTTATTGGCCAATATTGCAACATTCACATTATCATTAAATAAAACATAATGTAAGAGGTAAGAGACTATGATAGTTGACTTTCCACTCTGTCTAGGTAATTTACATATTGTAAACCTATTGTCGTGAAAAGTATCTACCATCTTCCGCTGAAAGTCATACATTTCAAAAGGCACAAGACCTTTATCAATGGTGACAATTTTTAAATAATTTTCTATAAAATACTTAGGGCTTTCTAAACACTTTACTACTTCTTGAATTTGTTTTTTTGTAAAACGAGAAGCGGTATGTGCTTTCTTTAAATTAGGATTACCTAAATATTGATCCGTTGTTGCCATTTAATTTTTTAAGAAATCTTTGAATGATACTTTACCTTCATTCATTTCTTGTCCATAATCCATTTTATTCATCAATATATACATTTTTTCGCCTAATAGATTACCAACTTCATAGTCTGAAACATAATGAAATCCTGCAATCACTCTACCATAACCACATTCGTAAGCTGCTTTCATTAATTCTTTTTCTAATCTTGGTACTTTACCAGCAACATATCTTGCAATTATAACTGATTGAGTCGCATGACCACTAGGATATGACCTAGTTTTATTTGTAGCACTTGATAATGTGTTTAAACGAGGAAGAACTTCTACTGGTCTATTACGATTAAAAAAATCTTTGAAGTGTGTAATAACTGGAACAGACTCTTTTATAATTTGATTAAACTCATTTTCATGAAACTGTAAATTATTTTTTTCACAAACTTTACGAATTGCATAGTATGGTTCTCGGTCGTGGTCTTGAATAGACTGTACTTGTTCTGGCGTTCTTACTCTAATTATTTCTTCTAATTTATATGCTTCTGTTAAATCACTAGCAGGAGGCTTAGGTAATGTTATTACCTCATGAAGATTTTGTCTAAAAAATATCATTTTTTCTCCTTTAACATCTTTTGTAATTCAGTTGTTGAGCCAACAAACAACGCATTGGTAACATTCTTTGGTCCTTTATCTGGTACTTCTTTTATTTTTTTTAACTTCTCTTGTAAGTCTAAAAGATTTTGTGATACTTCACTTACCGTTTTAATTAATTGCCCTGCAACTTCATAAGCACGAGGATGTTCTCCTTCTTTTGCAAGACTAAGAATACCATCAATTGCCTCATTACCTTTATCAATTAAATTATAAAGATTTTTTCTACCAGTTTCAAAATCTATTTCTGGATCTTTATCTTCTGGTGCAACTATTTCAGTACTTGATGTTTTAGCAATCTCTAAAGAGTTTTCGTAAGTTACCTCTTCGGCAATACCTAGTACTTCATTTAATTTGTCGTCAATTTTACTCATGTTAAAATCCTCTTAATTACTTATCTTCGCCAGTTGCTTCATCATAATCTAAAGTGTCAGTAAAGAAATCTAGTGTGGTCGTATATGTATAGTCATCATCTTTATCAGCGGATGTAGGGTTTGGTGTAACCGTAACTCTTTCAACTCTTGGTGCACCACTTCCTGTATCCGAATGTAAATCAGCAGAAACAGTTTTAATTATAGATGATGTAGAAATAGGACCAAACAAATAAATTTTTGCTGTAAATGTTAGTGTGTAAATTATTCTTCTACTACTTGTTAATGTTCCTGTATAACTATCTTCATACTCTACATTGTTTAATATAATTGGTATATCTCTTTTTGTATCCATCGTTCTATCTTCAATCATAGTAACAGTATAATCAGGTTGAAAGTATGGAAGTATTTGTTCTATTATCTGTAATCCGTCATCTGAATTAGCAACATAAACACTTAAAGCAAAATCAACATTGTAAGGTACAGGCGTATATTGACTATTCATTTTAGTCGTATCAGCATTTGTTGTTACTTTAGTTATCTTTTGATTCTTATTTAACTTACGGCTGCCGTCATAACTATAACCATTAACTTCAAAGGACATTCGAGGTAGAGTGATTGCCACTTTTGAGTCATCTCCAGTTAAGTCTTGTTGTGCGTCTAATCTGGCTAAAAACTTTTCTTTTGGTGAATATGATAAAGGTACTTTAATATTTTGTAGAGGATTCCCGCTAGAATCTAATCTCTTAATATTTACATTATTAAATATTGTTCCAAACGCAATAACAGTATTACGAATTTTTTTGTGATAAAAGTGCTCGCCAAACATTATACTATTTTACCTTTATTAAGACCTTCTTTAATAATATATTTTTGTGTGCCATTAGCACCAATATTTACTTCTTTTTTTAGGTTTCTACTTAAATTCATTTCTTTTTTATATGTTTCAGCCTTTTTATGAAAGTCTGTAAGTTGTCTATGTCTATCTCTGTCCATTAGTAGTCATCAACCTCACCAAATGGATTTCTTTCGCTAAAGTCTAGTATATCATCACCTGTTGAAGCAGTATTTGTTCCTGCTTCTGTTTCAAATACTTGACCTTGGTCAGTAGGAGATTGTGTTGCCATTGTAAAGGTCTCGTTAATTAAATAATCTATTGCACCAATAGTGCTCTCTAAAACAAAAGAACCTACTTCGTTTTCTAAAGTAAACTGGAAGTTCATTGTATCAGTTGATAGACTATCTTCAACACTATCAATCTCAGCAATACCAGTATCAATTCTTTCCGAACTATATTCAAATCGAGTACATGATAACTTATAAGTCGGTAAAGCACTTTGTTGATAAAATGGTTGTTCGTGTTCTACAAACTGTATTTCAAAGAATGCTTTTGTTGTAGGAAAATAAACTAAATCGCCTTCTTGTGGTCTATCAGCAACTAAATCTGAATTATTACCTACTAGAGTTTCCCATCTTAATTTAGATAAAGTAAATGTAATATCATCTCTTAATTCTAAACCAAACTTTTTAATAATCTCTTGTTCGCCCATATATCCATCTGTATTATCTACATACATTTCAATAATATATGAATCATTAAAAGAGCTTGCAGGATCCTCACCAAAGATTGTGTCTTTGTTGACAATCTTTCTTGGTAAGTAATAGACATCTTGGCCGTAAATCTTAAGCTGTTCTATAATTAAATCTTCGTATAGTCTCTGCTCAGATGTTGTGCCTGTGTCAAAATAGACATTTGTTGGCATTTATTTATCCTTGTTGCATATGAGGAGGCTCTTCATAATTTAATCTTATCTCATCTTCTAATTGTCTTTGTTCTTGAATTGCTGTAGAAAATAACTCAGGTCCGTTTAATGTTACTCCTCCTAACATCGCTGTGCCTGAAAATTTTGATAGATTTTGTCCCCATTGTTTTTTAATTAAAGTGGTTGTATATCTTTTTAAATAAAGGTCATCAAACATATCTGTACTTGTTGCAGGATCTAATCTTCTAAAAACTTCAAATATTAAAAATTCACCTGCTGTAATATCATTGTTCCAGTCCATATCAAGAAATAGTTTATTTGATAAATGATTAAATCTCATAGGTTTTTCGCCCACTAAAATATGGTCTAAAAAATCTAAATGTTTCATTGTCATTTCATAGTGAACAATGCTTGTAGATGAAAAATCGTATAAGTCGTTTAATCTTAATTGATATCTAACATCAAACATATTTAAGTTTGCTCTGTCAGATAAAGGAAATACATTGACAACTGAAATAACAGTTTCAGGAACTATAAGAAAATTATTTCCTTGTTTCCAAGTAGTTGTTACACCGTTCTCTGTAACTGATTCAGATGTATCAGCAGTCATACGAGTTATATCGTCTGCCGTTACCTGATATTTTAAGTACATTCTCTCAACACCATCACTATGATATTGACAAAAGTATTGTACTGCCTCGTCTATTCTATCATCTACTTGGTCGTCATCAACATTTATATCAATTACAGGTTTACCTAATGCTCGTAAACAGTATTCTTTTAGTGTTGCTTTTGTACTTGGAACTGCCATATTTTATTCTTCCTTTTTAACTATTTATAACTATCCTAATGCGACAGCCTGGGCGATTGCGAATCCTTTAGTTGAACCAGTTGTTGTAGTTAATATTGTGTTATCTACAGCAATTGTTATAGTATTACCTAAACTAGTTGTAGCAACGCCTGTTCCTCCAGCAACCGTTAATCTTTCTTCTGCTGTTAAGTTTATACTTAAACTTACCTCATCATCTGCTGTAAGTAAAAGAGGTGGAGTTGAAACACCTGATATTTCACTATCAACATACGCCTTTACTGATTGTTGCGTTGGTATCAATGTTGCTGAATTTGACGCCATATTATCTTCATCAGCAAATGCTGTTACAGTTATTGTTCCGTCAGATAGACTTCCAAATGTTGATGTACCTGTTGCGGTTACACTCGCACCTGTAATTGTTCCTGTTCCAGTTACATTTCTAAATCCTGTAACATCTTTACTAGAGTCAACAATAACTGCCTTACTAGCAGCAATCGTACCTGCTGTAACGCCATCTAATTGTGCAATTTCAGTACCAGAAATTTCAGAATCACCTACAACAAGTGTACCACCTGATAGAAACAATTTACGCCAAGGTCTTGCAGCGGAACCTAAATCAAAAGTTGATCCTGTTGTTGGCATTAAGTCTGCTGATATTTTATTTGTATCTAAACCACCACCAGTAAATGACATTTGTTTAGCAACAACATCTTTAAAACTCAAAAATTCTGTTTTAAGTTTTTCTAAAGAATCAATAGACTTTAAATTTTTAATTTTATCTTTATCTGCTTCTGTGGCAACTTGCATTTCAGAAAGTTGTTTTGAAACTTGACTAATAATATCCTCATTATATTCTTCTACCTCTTTTGGTAGTAAGTATTCCATAATTGAAGCTGCTGATTTTTGTTCAGCCTCTTTTACTTCACTATTAACTTCTTTTTCTTCAATGTAATCACAAATACATTCTTCGCCACCACATTTTTCACAAACTTTTACTGCCTCTAATTGTGGTTCTAATATTAATTCTTTTTTCTTCTCTTTTTTAAGAGTGTCAAATAAACCTTCTAATTCTGTTATTTTCTTTTCGTCTTTTGCTACCTTTTCTTCTAAGTCTTTTTTTTCTTCAGCAATACTAGAAAAGAAAGTGCCTAACTCGGTATCAAAATCTACAGGAACTACTTTTTTAATTCCTGTTTGTATTTTTGCCTCTTGTAATTGAGCAATTTGTTTTTCAATATCTACATCTATATCAATACTATTATCTTCCTGAACTTCTAAAACAGGCAAAATGTTTGATAAAAAATTATCTGATTTCTCGTTATCAACATATCTCTGGGTTGAGTTTGTTGCCATAAGCTATCTACTTACACTAGGTGTTACCGTTGCTCTTCCTTCAATTCGTCTAGTAATTAAACCAGATGAATCAGTTGTGGTTAAATCCCAAACATATCGACCTATTGAAAGCGCGCCTGTTACTGCGTCTGTTAATGTTATTGAACAAGTGCCGTCAGTTGCACTTACTTTTGCTGTAGTAAAAGATGTAGATGTAGTAGCGAGGTGTGTTTTCCTCAATGTAGCAGTGATTGTTTCATTTGATAAATCGACTACTGTTCCTGTTGAATCTTTTACTGTTAATGTTTCAGTATAATCACAATCTTGGTCGATAGTAATATTCTGTATTGTTGCCATTATTCATTCCTATCTATTGTAATACTATTTATAATATAGAAGAATATTAAAAATTATGC